AAGGCGCCAAAGCGCGGAACTGGGGGATCAATTAGGTAACTATCAGGCTCGGATTAACACCTCTCGCGATCAGGCGTTGGTGGCGCAGCATAAGCTTACCACGCAGCAAATGATTGAAAATGAGGCACAGACGACCGAAGCAATCGCCGAGCAAAGTGAAGCCCGCTGGCAGGCAATTGCAAATGCGTCTGAGAAAGGCTCTGATGCGTGGATTCAGGCGGAGAGTAAGATCGCCGAAATCTCTGATCAAACCACGGCGAAATTGACTGATGACCTTAAGCGTTTAAGTGACGAAGCGAAAAAGTCGGCGGATAAGTTTAATGAAACCTTCACCGATGCGTTTAATTCGATCGGCGAGGGGTTAAAAGGCGCACTGGATTCCGAGATCAAAGGCATGATCGAAGGGTTTAGTCGCGGAACGCAACAGGTGCAATTGTTCCAAACTACCGCCGCGAATGGGTTGCCGATCGTCGCGGAACGTATTAAGACCGTCACCGCTCAGCAACAGATTTTTTGGAAACTCGAAGAGGCCGCAGGCAAAGCGGCACTGGATATGTTTCTGAAACTCGGCGAGCAATTGGCCGCGCAGGGTTTGGCGAAGTTGTTAGGCGTCGGGGCGGATGTGGCGAGTAAGGGATTGAGTGCCGTATTGGGCAATGCGATCGGGGGATTGTTTGGAAATGTAACCGGCGCAGCGACAAGCGCTGCAACAACAGCGGCACCGATTACCGCGGCGATTGCGACGCAAACTGGAACATTAACCGCCGCAACTACGGCACTCGGCACCACCCTCGCCACGACGATTACAACTGGCGACACGGCGATCGTCACGGCGATTAATACCAGTGCCGCGATTAACGCAGTGACACCAAAGCCGTTTGGGTTTGCGTTGGGCGGTATCGTTCCGTCGGCGGCCGGGGGAATGGTTGTCAACGATGGCCGCGGCGGGCAATTGTCAATTCTCCATCCGCAGGAAATGGTCCTCCCGGCGCATATTTCAAATGGTATGCAGGCCATGATTAATAAACAATCGTTTGGCCATAATGTGAGTGAAACCAACGAAGCCTCAGGCGATACGCATTTTCACATTCATGCCATTGATACCAAAACCGGCGCCGAGTTCTTGATGAAACACGCATCGACGATATTAAAAGCCGCGTCGAAGGCCTCGAGGAATAATACGTTGTCAATGCGGACGTTTTAAGGTGAAATGATATGAGCACGATTTTCATCGATGGGTTTGATAAATACGGCCCTGTGGGGAATTCGAGTAATAACGGGAATCTTTCATCGCTGATTAATCTTGATTGGAGTTTTAATTATTTCGGCGCGTTTCTGGGATCGATCGCTAATGGCTTGAGTTCAACTGGTACCGCATTGGCCTTTAATCCGAATAATGGCAATTCCTTTTGGGGTATTGGGTTGAATTTATCTACGAGTTATACGCGGTTGATTGGCGGTTTTCGAATGCAAACAGCGCACGTATCGGATTGCATTTTTCAGTTTCTGAACAACGGCAATCCGATGTGTGCGATTCATGTCGATACGTCAGGCGTTTTACATTTAGAAACCGGCGGGGCGGCATTTAACAGTTCGTATTCCGGTACAAACATTGCTAGTGGCGGTAGTATCGGTTCAGGTGTTACGACATATGTAGAATTTGACATCACCTTTGGTTCTTCGGGTGCTTATCAGATTTGGTTGAATGGTATTTCGTTATTCAGCGGTACCGGAAATACAGCAAATGGTCAAGCGTCGTGTAATGAGATTGGCTTTGGGGCGATTCACGGCAATACTACGCTTGCATTTGTGGTGGATGATTTTTATCTGTTCAGTTCAAGCGGCACGACGAACAATGCGGTGTTGAACACGAACCCGAGGATTGAAACCCAGTATCCGACCGGGGATTTTCAGACACAATTCTCGGCGTATACGGCATTGTTGGGTACATCGTATTCGATTACTACAAACACCAATGCACCGGGAGCGAATACCATTTTCATGCGTCGGTATCAGGCACAAGTTGCAATGACGTTGAATAGTGTGTCTTGTGTTCCCGAAGCGTCGAATGGTACGGCGAATTTTAAGGCCGTTGTGTATAATGATTCTTCGGGATCGCCGAGCGGCGCGGCATTGGCGGTTGGAGGTCAGGTTACGGGTACGACCTCGGGGACGACATTAACCAGCACCTTTAGTTCCGGCGTATCGTTGACCTCGGGGAATTATTACTGGATCGGGTTTATAACCAATACGTCGGTTGTATTGCAAGAAACGGATACAACATCGGCCGGATATTCGGCATCGAATACTTACACCTCCGGTGCACCTACAAGTCCGACTATGACCCCGAGTCAACCCTCGTGGAATATATGGGGTAATTGCAGTTCATATACTGTTAATCACTGGGCCGAAGCACAAAACCCCAATGCCGGCGATTTAAGTGCTATTCAATCCTCAACGGCGGGGAATGAGGATTTGTATTCGTATCCCGCGTTGACGACCAATCCGGTGAATATTTATACAATGGCGGTCAAGTGCTGTGCAAGGTTAAGTACCTCGGGAACTAGGACGATTGATTGTCGTGTGTCATCTAGTGGCACCGATTCCGCAGGTAGTAACCCCGGGCAAACGCCCACCGGATCGTATGCGTTTAAGGATTCATATTTCGATACCGACCCGCATACAAGCGCGGCGTGGACGACTTCGGGTGTAAACGCGGCGTATGCCGGGCCGAAATGTGCATCATAAAGGTGCACCGAGATGGTAAACCTTATTGTTTCGGATACACTCCGAGAAGTATTACTAGAGGACAACGCCACACTATATGTATCTGATACTGTTCGTGAGGTTTTGGTAACTGATAACCGCACGGTGTTGAATGTATCCAATACCGTGCGTGAGGTGTTGGTAACTGATAACCGTAACGGCATAAACGTTTCCAATACAGTTCGCGAAGTATTAATAACTGATAATCGTATTGGTATAAATGTTTCAAATACCCTTCGCGAAATCTTAATGTCAGCAGGTAATGAAACGCTTACTGGCAGATCATTACCTGTTCCAATTGAAATCGTTCAGAGTTTTGTATGCACTGTACACACGCGTTTACCAATTGATTTAACCCCTCAAGGATATTTTATCAAATCGACGGCGGTTAATTTTGAGATCATAAAAGGCATCATTCCCCCGGCGCCATTGCCGGTTTTTCCGTCATTGCCCGGGCAAGCGTGGTCGGTGATCAAGACCGCAAAGTGGGATTATCGGGTTCAACGGTCGGTTTCGGGGATTGAATTTCGCGTTAATGAACAAACGATACCCATTTGGCAATGGGAGTTGAATTATACGTTATTACGCGATGAATGGGATACACGGAGCACGTATTCCGGTGGGTTGGGAGTTGGGTATAATGAATTCCGTGAATTGGCGGGGTTCTTTAATCAAATGGCCGGCGGGAATGGGTTGTTTCTGTATCAAGACCCGACGGATTACACGATCACCAGTCAGCAAATTGGTGTCGGCGACGGCCGCACGCAGAGTTTTCAATTAGGTCGCACCTTCGGGAGTTCGTTGGCCGGCGGCGGGTTTTTTGAGCCCATTACCAACTATCAATCGGTGATAAACCTCTACATCGGCGGCGTGTTGCAAAATCCTGTGACGTATAGCGTTGATCCAAATACAGGGATTGTTACGTTGTCCACCATCCCCGGCCAAGGGGTGAATGTCACGGTGGATTTTACATATTACTTTTTATGCCGCTTCGTTGATGACGGGATGAATTTTGAGAATTTCATGTATCAGATTTGGCAAAACAAGAGCGTGAAGTTTATGAAGGTGTTGTTGTAAGATGACGTATAATAGTTTTCCGAATCTGCCCTCGCAGGCCTGGAGTGTGTTTAAGGAACCGTTTTGGCACACGCGGTTACAGCGCGGGGTGAGTAAGAGAGAAAAACGGGTCATGGATCAGCCCGTACCATTGTGGCGATGGGAATTAACGTTTGATGTTCTACGTGATGAATGGGACACGCGGGCGAATCCGAGCGGGTTGGGGATTGGTTATGACGAACTGCGCTCACTGGCCGGGTTTTATTTACAACAACAAGGTCCATTGGTGCCGTTTCTGTTCAACGACCCGACGGATAACTCGGTCACGTCGCAGACATTGGGAACCGGCGACGGAGTGACGACGGTCTTTCAATTGGGCCGGACAATGGGGAATTATTTCGAGCCCATTTATTACGTTACTGGCGTCTCGGCGGTTTATTTGAACGGGTCGTTGACAACGGCATATACATTAACCACCCCAAGTGAACCCGGGGCATATATTACCTTCAACACTCCCCCGGCCTCGGGCGTGATTGTCTCGGCGAGTTTTACATATTCGTGGCTCGTGAGATTCTCGGATACAGAAATGGATTTCGAGAATTTTATGTGCCAATTGTGGCAAGCGAAGAAGGTTAGGTTTCAACAAACCCGGCCGTCTGCCGGAGCCGCGGCGGTACAGCCGGGGATTACGTGTGTTAGTAATTTCATTTACCGCACTACAAACGCGCCGACGAATATTGTCAACATGCCGTTCGTGGATGTCAATGGGGCGGCGTATTATGTCAATTACCAAATTGACGCCAGTGGGAATGTATATGAAATTACCACCAGTGCGTTGCGAGCAGCGATTGATGCGTGGTTTGGATCATCAGTTGTAAACGGCACAGGTGGAACGCCGCCGGTTTTAACGCCTATACATTCAGGGCAATATGTATTAGCGTGGTTTAATACCGAGGATGCGACTATTGGCATAACCGAAGAATGGTTAGCTGTTTCTACGCCGTTGGTTAGTGGAATGTTGAATATCGTAGGTGCAATACGATATGTTTCTGGACTTTTTGGACCGCCATATCCAAACCCACCGCGGTTTTATGAGTCGAATAATCAGACATTAAATGACCCGATTTTAGCCCTCGGGCAATTTGGATTAGCCGGCGGTAATACGGCAATTATGGTATTGCCGAGTATCAATACCATGATATCGGGTGTATACAAGGCCTCGGGTTACGGTGGAAGTTATTCTAACCCGTGTGAAGTGCCGAATGTTCATTTCAATGGTTTCACACCCGCGACGTTGGGTGAGGGATTGTTTCTTGCTACTGGCGGCACCGCGGATGAAACCGTAGGGCCTGCGGGAGGTTTTACACTCCCGGATAACAACGGCGGTACGAATTTTTACATGTATTTCAATCATTCGTACATGGATTTTTGCACTGGCACCGGCGCGGATGTAGACCAAGAAGTGCACAATGTATTACAACCCGCGTATCCAAACGGGTGTATAATCAAGATTCCGTTGGGGGTTTTGAACTGGGAAACATTGGCCGCTTCACCGCCCGGTGCGGCACCGCAATATGTGGTTGATAACGCGAATTGGATCGATCAGTATAACAACGCCCAAATCCCATTCGCCGATGAATACCACTACATCACCACCGGTGTTGCGGGCGGGCAGGATTGTTATCGAATGCAACCGGGAACTGTTATCCCTCGCGGTGATGGGTCGTGGTATGTGATTTTTCTAATGCCTGGGATTGATGATGCGGCGACGAATCATACCAATTACGTCAACTTCGCCGTGAGGGTGTTTCAATATCAACCCTCGACACAGGTTGCGACGCAGATTTTTTATCAATTCTGCCAAGTGTGGACTCTAGCGGATTTGCCGTATGTGGGTGGGTTCTGGGTCTTGCATTCCGCCTTGGCGTCCTTACAGGGAAGTAATCTATGGATTTATGGCTGTGTAACAAACGGCGATGTGCCACAGTTCTTTGAATCGCAATTCGGGGTTCTGTTCTTTTAAGAGGATTTCATCATATGCCCTTACCGGCACTGACGAATTTCGCGAATTATCTCGCCCAGGTGAACAATTACACCTTCGCTGATTTGTATACGTTTCAATTGCAAACGGGAGAGCAATTGCGTTATTCCGGCGGAAGTCAAGCATTGACAATAAGCGGTACGCAATGGGCGTCGAATAGCGGCAGTTTGAATTATTCCCCTACCGGCGCTACGTTTGATTTCATTCTCGGCCCCGCGTTTGGACGATCTAAGGTTTCTCGAGAAGTGGGGGTCAAACCCACGGAATTGGAAATCACGATCATGGCCGGCCCGAATGATTTGATCGGGAATCTTACTTGGCAACAAGCGATGTCCTTGGGGTTGTTTGACTATGCCACGGTTGAATTGGATCGCTACCTCGCCGGGCCAAATGGGTGGAATGATACGTCAAATGGAGCGATTGTTTGGTTCTATGGCCAAGTCGGCGACGTCGATTTCGGCCGGTCGGCGATAAAGATGAAAGTGTTTTCGCTCTTGGCGACCATGAATCAGCAACAAATGCCGCGAAGGATTTACGGCGCGACATGCACCCATGTATTTGGGGATAATATGTGTTTGTTTAACCGTGAATCCATGGCGGTGAATGTCACGGCGCAAAGTTCCTACACCACACAATTGCAAATCAACACCGGCATTGTTCCGAACCCGGTGACGTTGTATAACGAAGGGACGATTATTTCCACTAGTGGGAATAATAACGGTTACAAGCGCACGGTGAGGAACTGGTCGGGGACCATTGCGCAATTATTGCAGCCGTTTTTGTATACCGTAAACCCCGGTGATACGTTTACCGTACTCCCGGGTTGTGATCACACATTGAACACGTGTCAGAATGTCTTTAATAATCTCATTCATTACGGCGGTATGCCGTATATTCCCCCGCCGGAACTGGCAGTGTAAGGAATATCACATGATGACCGCGCAGGAATATTATCACCTACAGGAATTAAAAAACCTCGCCGCGTGTTTAGAAGACGCGATTGATATCGATGAGGCGGTGGAGATTGTGAGGCAGATGTTAAAGCATTTGCCGAGCAATAAACCCCACGTGACATTGATCATGGATCGTAACCATGGAATCCATGAGAGATAGAATCATCAGCGAAGCCCGGACGTGGCTAGGCACGCCGTTTCATCACGAAGCCCGGGTTAAAAAGGTCGGCGTTGATTGTTTACAATTAATCAAAGCCGTGTATGAAACCGTGGGTGTCGTAGAAAAGTTCGAGGTTGAGCATTACCCGGCCGATTGGCATTTTCATAGAAACGATGAGAGATATTTGCACGGGGTGATGAAATACGCGAGCGAGGTTACAACGCCGCGAAAAGGCGATGTAGCGCTTTTCAAATTCGGCCGCTGTTTTTCGCACGGCGCGCTCGTCGTTGAATGGCCGGGGATTATTCATGCGTTTTGGTCCGCGAAATATGTCCTCGAAGCGCGCGCGGATTTACATCCGCTGAAAAACCGGCCGGTGAAATTTTTTGATGCGATTAGGGATTAAACAATGGGCGGGCATAGACCGAATTATTTCTCGAATGCGTTCAAGACACCGGAATTGCAGGGGTTGCAGTATAACACCTCGGTGGCCGGGACGGTGATTCAGGTTGTGTTTGGGACGAATCGGTTGGGGTCGAATTTATTACAGTATCAAAACTTTCGCACAAACTCACCTGGCAAAAAGGGTGGCGGTAAAGGTGGCGGCGGGGGAAAGAAAGGGAATAAGCAGAAATATTATTCAATCGACCTTGCGGTTGGTATTTGCCAAGGCCCGGCGAGTTTTGTGGGGAGTGTGTTGAACGGCGGCGGGGATAATTTGATCTGGGCCAACGGTGGGGTGCAACAAGGTGGTTTGGGGGCGATCCCGCTTAATGGTTACAACGGCACCGACGGCCAAGCACCTGATCCTGTATTGAGCACGGATGGATTTAACATCCCGGCGATAGGTTATTCGGGCTTATGTTATGTCACTGCAACGCCGCTTACGTTGCAAGATTCGCCGACATTGCCGGATATTGATTTCGAAATCTGTGGCTTCGAACGCGGTACGGTCGGGAGTAATTTCGGCAATGACGCCAATCCGGCGAATATTATTATTCGTTTATTGACCGATTCTCGTTGGGGTGCGGGGTTTCCGATTGCAAATATTGACGTTACCGGGTGGGGGAATAACACCGGGAGTTCGAACGGGGATATCAGCGGCGGCACGGGGAGTTTTAACAGTTATGCGTTATTCTGCACCGCGTCGCAATTGGCAATGTCGTTGGTGTTGGACCGGCAACAGCCGGCGAGTCAATGGTTGGAGGAAATCGCGCAAGTAACTTCGGCCGCGATTTGTTGGTCCGGGACCAAATTGCGAATTGTGCCTTATGCCAGTGTAGCGATTTCGGGTCAAGGTGTGACGTTTAACCCGAGCCTATTACCCATCTTCACCCTCACCGACGATGATCTTCTATTACCCGGCGCGGGAAGTTTGGATGAAACGATTAATGAAAACCCCGACGATCCAATAACCGTCACCCGTAAAGACCCCGCACAGATCGCGAATTGGTTGTCGATTGAATATCGAAATGGCGTTAATGCCTATAACATCGACGTAGTCGCGACGTGGGATCAAGGGTTGATTGATGCGACTATGTTGCGCACACAGCCGGCCTCGACGGAACACGGGTTTACGAATCAAACCTCGGCCTTGGCAAGCGCGAATGTGCAATTGTTAAATCAGACATTGATCCGCGCCGATCCGATTAAATTCACCCTCGGCGTCAGGCATTCGTTATTGGACCTGATGGACGTCATTGCGATCAATGATTCAACCCTCGGCTGGGTGAATAAACTCGTTTGGGTGACGGCGATTGAGGAGAATGATAACGGGGATTTGGATGTCACTTGTCGAGAGATTGCGAGTAATTCCGGGCAGCCATTGATTGTCACTGAGCGGCAAAACACCGCCGGCAGCGGGCCGAATGTGTTTGCGGTGCCGCCTAACGTCAACACGCCCTTCATCACCGAACCCACGGCGGAGTTGTTGAGCGCGTATGGGTATTCGTCACCGACAATTATCATTGGTCTATCCGGCGGCCCGAATGGAAGTTATTCCCCCAATTGGGGTGGCGCGCAGATTATGATCTCGACGGATAATTCGACGTATGGATATTTGGCGACTTGGAGCGGCGCGACCCCGCAGGGTGTGTTGATGAACGATCTACCCGCCTTTTCGGGCTCGAACCCGGACAACACCGATACGTTGACGGTGGATTTGAGCGAATCAAACGGCGAGTTGACCTCGGTCTCATCTTCCGCCTCGGCGGCCGGAACGAGTTTGTGCGCGATTATGGACCCGCAAGGGAATGTTGAATATTTATCATTCACCACGGCGACGTTGATTAATACGAATCAGTATCAGTTAACGGGTTTGTATCGCGGGTTGTATGGCACCACGGCAACTGATAAACCCGCGGGGTCGCAGTTTATGTACATGGGGTCGAATCAATTTTTCCAAGCCACCTTGGCCTCGCAATATGTTGGTAAAGAGTTGTATTTGAAATTCCTGTCCTTTAACACCTACGGCCAAGAGATTCAAGATATTGCAGATGTGAATCCATATACATACGTCCCGCAGGGTTATTCGCCATTGCCGAATATTTTCAGCCGCGCGGTGATTAATAGAATTTCAGTACCCGTTGAAAACCTCGGTACCACGGCGATTAAGCGCGTCGCGCCGGCGAATGTTCGCGTTATACATCAATTGCGCGCCAATGCGCGGGTGGTGATTGATACCGCGGGGATTTAAGAAGGTGTATTATGACCCCTGATGATGTATTGAGAGTGTTAAATGAATGTGATGGTAATCGCACTCAAGCCGCGGAAAGGTTGGGGATCAGCAGGTCGAGTTTGAGGGATCGGCTGCATGTTTTAGCGAGAAAGGGTTATTCGATCCCGCCGAGCCCACAAGGGCAACAGGTGTTGAAAGAACAAAGCATCCTCACGCGCCCGGATGGGAGTGTGATACAGAGATGGGATAAAACGCGCTTGGAACGCATGGATCGGGAACAAGGGGAATATGTTCCTGATCCGAAACTCATCACAAAAGTTTCGACCTTTACCGACGGCGAGGGGAAAATCATTGCCCAGTGGGCGAGTGAAAAGCGCGATGAACAGGAACGCGAGGTGTTATGGCGGGCATTTGCCCGGGGGTTGTTGGAGGAACTAACCCCGATCCCGGAAATTACACGACCGGTGATGAATTCAGAGCAGTGGTTAATCGGGATTCCAATCGGTGATCTCCACGTCGGCATGCACGCATGGGCGCAGGAAACCGGCGCGGATTGGGATTTGAAAATCGCCGAAACGTTGATCATTAATGCGATTGAAAGAATTATGTCCCTCGCGCATAATTGTTCGTCGTGTTTGATTGCGAGCTTGGGGGATTTTTTCCATTATGATTCATATACGGCCGAAACGCCGCAGCATAAGCATCGGTTGGATGCCGATTCGCGGTTTCCGAAAATGATCCGAACGGGAATGCGGATTTTACGGCGAGTGTTGAACAGCGCAGCAAATAGGTTTCATAATGTGCATTTTATCATGGAACCCGGGAATCACGATCCCGTTGCGACGATGATTATCACCGAGGCGCTGAGTTGTTTATACGAAAACATCCCGCATGTGACGATCGACACGTCGCCGATGAATGTGCATTATTTTAAATTTGGCAAGACTCTCATCGGTACGCATCATGGGGATAGGATTAAACCGGAACAATTGCCCGGGGTGATGTCACACGATCGACCCAAAGACTGGGGAGAGACGGAGTTTAGAACGTGGTGGACGGGGCATATACATTCCCGGAAGGTGTTTGACCTTCCGGGATGTATGGTGGAGAGTTTTCAGATTCTAGCTTCTCGGGATGCGTTTTTACATCAAATGGGCTACAGGGCGAATAGGAGTCTGCAAGGAATTGTGTATCACAAAGAATTGGGTGAGGTTGAGAGATACACGGTCAGCCCGCAAATGTTTGAGGGTTAGAGTTTGTGCGCGAGCAAATACATGGCCTTGAGGAGTTTTGTGATTTCGACCTTTAAATTCGCATCTTCGCGTAGGTTTTTCGCGACAATTTCGAGCAGTTCGGAACTGAAGACCTTGATGAGATATTCTTGCGCGTGTAAGAGTGCTACAGGCGCGGTTTGAGTAATGATTGCGAGTTGTAGGTCATCACTAAGGGCAAGTCCGTGCCGGGTCCATTTGGCGTCCATTACCGGCGTTGAGAGTGTGTAATCACCCGCCGAGGCGTTGTTGATCGTGATATCAACAACAGCGTCGATGTAACCGAGGATGAATCTATCGGTTCGTGCGATACACCGCACGGTGATTTTGTTGTTTTCCAAAACCCTACCGGGTTCCATCCGGCGTGATGCGGCGCGGACGGTGATGTCGTAGATTGAGATTTCGGTCATTGTCTTATTTCCTTTCGTCGGGTGTAGCTTTGGCCTCGCCTAAAGCGTTCAGGGCGATATCCAATAGTTTGCCATTGAGCCTTGCGATACATGCCTCGCCCATTGGCGTGCCTTTGTTGATTGCAACGGCGATATCTTCTGCCGCTGCAAAATATTGCGCCAACGCGTAGGGATTGTAATCACGACGTCTAGAATTAAGACGATCGTACGCGGTGAATGCGCGATATAAGATTTTAAGCACGTCACTCATTTTGGGAACACCATTTCCTTTACTCTTCCAACAACTCACGCAAAGCGATGAGCATTTCTCGAGCCTTGTCTTTCGACGTCTTTACCATCGCCTCGGCGACCTCACGGGGGTTTTGATCCCACATGAAGCCCGATTGACGATTGATGGTGTTTATAGTGTGATCTTTGACGATTAGTGCCTCTTCCAGTTGTTGAACCCGCTCTTGAAGCTTGTCGTTTTCTTCTTGTAATGATGCGACCGTTGCACGAACGGTGACGCGCTTTTGTGGCGTGCCTTGGGTTTGCTTCACCCAGTGCAACCACATTGCCGATGGATTGTTTAATCTCTGCCGGGTTTTGAAGGGCAATGTTTCGCGGTATTTGTTAATCGCCTGAAGATTATCGATACAGTGTTGTAAATTCGTCCTCTCGGCCTTTGTGAACCCGTGTTGACAGGTTTCGTGAAATTCGTTGGCGATTAAATATTCGCCCATGAGGTCTTGGTATTCTTTGCCGCGCGGTTCGTTGATTTTTAGGACGCGGAATAATTGCCGACGATAGGCGTCGATGGCCTTGCCGATGATTATCCAATGGTCCCAAGATTTGCGTAGGGTTTCTGCCGCTTCGCGCGCGGCGTTGGTTAGTGCGGTGACTTCGGCGTTGGGGAGGTACCGCTTCGCGATTGGCAACGTGAGGTATCCTCATATGTTAGCGAGACCCCGCGAGGGGGTCTCGCCCGGGCGCGCCGGGTTGAGTATACCCGGCCCGGACCCGGTTATCAAGTTATAACCCGCTTCTTTAACCATCTTTTTAACGGAGTCATTATCATGCCCAATAATTCCCCCGTCTCAACTCTTACCGGCACCATGACCACCCTCACCCCTGCCGTGGCATTTGTGGGTCTGGTATCTGACATTCTGACCGCGAATCATATCAACGTCTCCAATCAGGATATCATTTATGCCACGGTGTTGGTCACGGCGATTGTACACGGGTTGAAGTTCCTGGCTCAGAAGTTGTTTCCGAAGGTTTTTGACTTCGGAAACAACCCCGTGACATAAATCACCCGCAGCCGGTGTTATTGCCGCACTGAGAACAAGTGAAACAACTTCCGGTTTGCATCATCTGTGCGCCACATTCGGGGCAGAATTCGCCGGAGGTTGTTTCATTCGCTTGCGGTTCGATGAAGGACATGAGTTCTTCGAGAGTGATGATATTATCCGCCGCGGAGGTCCATTTTACTTGACCCAAATCCGGGCGGTTAAGGTAACGAATCCCCAAATCCCTAACGATGTAATCCAAAATACTCGAACACAATTTGATATTTTCGTGCCCCGAGACAATTCCTCGAGGTTCGAATTGCGTATAGAGGAATGCATCGACGAATTCCTCTAACGGGACGCCGTATTGCAATGCGATTGATACGGCTTTTGAAAATCCTTCCATTAATGCCCTGGCCGTCGATCCTTCCTTTGCCAGTTGGCAGAAAATTTCCCCCAAAGAACCATCTTCGTATTCACCGGTTATGAGGTAAATCTTCTGACCGTTGATGTAGGCTTTTTGCACCATTGCGCGGCGCTTGTTTGGCAACGGGCGACGAGCAATAGAGGTTGAAGAAGTGACAGGTGCGGGTTCAATCACGTTTGGCGTTTTTTGCGTTGTAGATTGCGGTTTAATTGCCGTTAGTGGCTGATAAATCTTACACCCATCGCGGTAGATGGAAATGGATTTGAGGTTTAGGTTATATGCCAAGCGGTAGATTTTTTGCACGTCTTCGATTGTGGAATCATGCGGCATGTTTACGGTCTTCGACACGCCGCCGGATAGAAATGGTTGCACCGCCGCGACCATTTTGACATGCGCTTCGGGTGACAGGGCATTGTCACCTACCGCGGTCGCAAAGATCCCCTTAAACTCATCCGGGATTTCTTGCCCGGGTTCAAGTCCCAGGCATTGATAAGCAATTTCAGCGCTTTGGTTCAAGGATTCAATACTCCCTCCCCCGACGAGCTTTTTGTGCGTTTTGAGTGCAAACGCGGGTTCAATGCCGGTTGTGTCGCAGTCCATTAAAAGCGCAATGGTGCCTGTAGGGGCGAGCAACGTCACTTGGGCGTTGCGAAATTGCTCCGACGATAAACCTGAATACACTTCGCGAATTGCGTCGTGAATGTTGGAATCGGATTTATTGACCGATGAAATCGATAAGGCTTCGAATGTATGACGTTCAATGACGTCTTTCATACACGCGGCGTTATCTTTAAACCTCGGAAATGGTCCGAGTTTCGCCGCGAGTTCGGCACTGGTTTTATATGCCACCCCGTGCATCAACGCGGTGATTGCCGCCGCGTATGAACGTCCTTCGTCGGAATCATACGGCCTAAGCCTGCGCATCAATAACCCGCCGAGGTTTGCGTATCCGAGCCCGAGTGTGCGGTAATCATGGCTACGAATAGCAATCTCTCGACTGGGATAGCTTGCCATGTCGATGCTGATATCCAAGACGGTCGTGAGGATTCTGACTGTGTGTGAAAAAAGAGAAACGTCAAACCGCCCGTCGGGCATAATAAACTTGATAAGATTAATACTGGCAAGATTACATGCTGTATCGTCCAGGAAATTATATTCACCGCACGGGTTCGACGCGTTGATATCTGCGTCGTTTTTGCAGGTGTTCCATTCGTTGATTGTGTCATGAAATTGCACTCCCGGATCGCCACAATGCCAAGCGGCGGTGCAAATGTCATTCCAGAGTTCGCGGGCGGAAACGTGTTTCACGATTTCATTTGTCGTGCGCGAATGCAAAGGCCATTGGGAATCGTTTTTAACCGCGGCCATGAACTCGTCGGTGATACGGATGCTGTTGTTGGAATTCTGCCCGCCAATGGTTTCGATGGCGTCGTTTAATGGAATGCCATTTGCGGCCAAAATCCGCGCCTTGTTTTCCTCGCGGAATTTCCAGTTGATAAAATCCTGAATTTCCGGGTGGTCGATGTCCAAGCAAACCATTTTGGCCGCTCGACGCGTCGTACCGCCGGATTTAATCGCGCCGGCAGCGGAATCGAATATTTTCAAGAAACTCATCAACCCGCTGCTAGTCCCGCCGCTTGAAAGTTTCTCGCCAGCGCTGCGAATGTTGCTGAAATTCGAGCCGGTACCGGAGCCGAATTTGAACAACCGAGCCTCGCGGGTTACAAGATCGAAAATGCCATTGGCATTGACGAGGTTATCGCTTAATGATTGAATAAAACACGCATGAACCTGCGGGCGAGTGTAGGAATATTTGGTTTCATGCGGGGAATGAGTTACAGGGTCGATCACCCATTGACCATTATCATCGCCCGTGATGCCGTATGCCCAATGCAAACCGGTGTTGAACCACTGCGGCGAATTGGGCGCGGCGATTTGAAGGGCGAGGATGGTAAATAATTCCTTATAAAACGCCAAGGCGTCATCGATCGAATCGAAGACGTTAAGTTTCCAGCCCCAATATGTCCAACAGCCGGCTAGGCGGTGAAAGACTTGATAGGCGGATGTTTCACCGCCGAACGACGCGCCTTTGTCTGGTACTTGGCGTTGAAGGAAATCAGGGATTGAATTCTCTTCAACGCCAACGGTGCGATCGGGTACGAGGGTTTTACGGAAATATTTCTGTACGAGAATATCCGTCGCCGTTTGCGACCAATGATCAGGTACGAGGACTGATCGAAAGACTGTATCACCATTCGAACCGGTGATATGCGAATGGGCGAATTTCCAATCGTTGGGATTACCGGAGAGTAAATCGCAGTTTGCGGAAATCAATTGTGAGAATTTCATAATACGATACCTCCTGATGAAAGATTACGGTTCGGTGCAAATGTCATCCATTGCGTAACAATCAAAGCCTACGTCATTACAGGATGTGTTGTATTTCGTGCACCATAGACCAAAACATAGCCCGTCAGAGGACCGAAGACCGGCACTGGGGTCTAATGCTTGCTCTTTTTGTATTTCCTGTTGCAATACCTTTTGTTTTTCGCCGCGAAGTTCTTCCATGCGACGACGGATGAAATCGTAATCGTCGATGCAGCGGGTTTTGGTGTTTGATGTGTT